CACTGTCTGGCGCAAATGTAGTACACAGGGATATGAGAGAGGCAATGGAGGCTCTGGTGTCACACTTCGCTATTCTCACAGAGAGCCGAGAGGCAGGTGCATACACACTGAGTGAGATTGAGAACAGCACGGCAAACATGAAGAAGATAAGCGACAAGATGAGTGTTTCGGGTATCACCTTCAGCGAAGAAGGCAATGCTGTGAGTATCGAGGGGACGAGAATACTAGGCAATGGCTCTGTAATGAAGATTGCTACACCTCCTACCTTACTGAATGATACAGACTCCTACATATATTGTGGAGAGCTAAGCCTAGCCCTTGATAAAGTGACTTACGAGGCGCAGCTGTATATCAAGGAGTCTAAGTGGGGTATCAAAGAAGGAGAGCTATTCGGAGAGGACGTTCCTTTCGAGGGTGTGAAAGCCGAGCCTGCTAAGGGAGTAACGGTAAACATAGCAACGGTCAAATCTAAGAAGGGAAAGAAGAAAGTAGAGCAATGCTAACAGGTCCGCTACATATTACAAAGACTGGCGACTATTACAAGGTAGCCTTCACGTACCACCCTATGCTCGTTAAGTGCGTAAAAAGAATACCTACGGCAAGGTATGAGCCAGACGGGAGGTACTGGAAGGTTGCCTTACAAGATGAAGGCTATCTTAGGATTATGGGCGATTGGGCGGTAAGGAACAGATATAGCACTTCGCAGTCATGGTCGGAGGAGAAGGAGGAAAGCTGGGAATGTCAAGAGGGATTGGCAATGCCTAAGCTGGAAGTTCCGCACAATATGATACTCGAGCCTTACGAATACCAGAAGGAGGGAATAGCGTATGCACTGAAGCATAAGAGGTGCATAATGGGAGATGAGCCGGGACTAGGCAAGACGGCACAGGCAATAGGAACAATGACAGCATCGGGAGCCTTCCCTGCATTGGTGATATGCCCAGCAGCGCTGAAGGAAAACTGGAAGCGAGAGTTTAAGAAATTCGGAGGAGTCAACGCCATTATTCTCAACGATAGCAACAGGCTGGTGTGGCAGAATATGCTGGATATGAAGACACAGGCAGACAAGCCTCTGGTAAGCGTGGTAATAACAAACTATGAAAGCCTGAAGAAATATTTCGTGCTTGGCATCAAGCAACAGCAGAGGTTTACCTTGAAGTCTATACAATTTGACGAGAGGATAAACTTGTTCAGGAGCGTTATCATTGATGAGAGCCACAAGTGCAAGAGTTCAAAGACGCAGCAGAGCAAGTTCTGTCAGGGAATAGCTAAGGGTAAGGAGTATGTTCTGGAACTGACGGGAACGCCAGTAGTGAACAACAACGAAGACCTGTTGCAACAGCTTACGATAATGGAGAGGCTAGAAGACTTCGGTGGATATAAGAAGTTCACAGAGAGGTATTGCGCTGGACTTCATAAGGCTTCGCACCTGAAGGAACTCAACTATTACCTCAAGAAGTTCTGCTTTTTCCGCAGGCAGAAGAAAGATGTACTGAAGTGGCTACCCGAGAAAACACGCTCCTACATTGTCATGGATATTGACAACAGAAAGGAGTATGCTGAGGCAGAGAGAGATGTTATCCAGTACCTAAGAGAGTGGCGGCAAGCCGATGATGAGCAGGTGCAGAGAGCCATGAGGGGTGCTGTCATGGTGAAAATGGGAATACTCAAGCAGATAAGTGCCAAAGGGAAAATCAAGAACGCTATAGACATGATACATAACACTATCGACGGAGGAGAGAAGCTGATAGTATTCTGTTTCCTGAAGAAGGTGGTAGAGGAGATAAAGGCAGCGTTCCCTGACGCTCTCACAGTGACAGGCGATGATAATGATAAGCAGAAGCAGTTCGCTGTGGATAGCTTTCAGGACAATCCTGCCAGAAAACTCATAATACTCAACTATAGGAGCGGTGGCACTGGCTTGACATTGACAGCTTCAAGCAATGTCATGTTCATTGAATTTCCGTGGACGTATAGTGATTGTTGTCAGGCAGAGGATAGAGCGCACAGAAACGGGCAGAAGAACGCTGTGACGTGCACGTATCTGCTAGGGAAAGATACCATTGATGAGTATATGTATAAGACTATACAACAGAAGAAGGGCATAGCGAATGGAGTTACTGGCACCGAAGATGAGGTGCAGGAGCAAAAAGTGAGTAAATCGGAGCTGATAATGCAGACGGCTCTGGATATGTTTGGAGGAAGAATATGAAGCCATTAAGTGAAAGTCAGATACAGAAGATGTGTGTGGAGTGGTTTAGGAGAAGATACCCCAGCGTTGGAGGTGCTTTTCATGCCGTTCCTAACGGGGGAGCCCGTAACGCTTGGACTGGCAAGATACTGAAGGACGAGGGCGCTGTCAAGGGTGTGGCAGACCTTGAGTTGCTTGTGCCGAGACATGGTTACGGAAGCCTCTCTATAGAGATGAAGAAGCCAGGCGGAAAGCAGTCGAAGGAGCAGAAGGAGTATGAGAGATTGATGAAGAGCATGAACAACAAGTATGTTGTGTGCTATTCTCTGGAGGATTTTGAGAAAGCTGTAAAGGAGTATCTTGAGCAATGACTTACGAAGAGGCTGTTGCACATATATGGACTGAGACAAAGGATAAGGATATTGATTGTCTCTCACTATCTCTCTTGCTGGCGTTGGAGCATGTAAGGTATGAGGAAGGCGGGGAGAGCAGGTGTAGCATTGCCAATGAGAGGCTGGAGGCTATGTTGCATATAGATGTGAGAAGGTTGAGAATGGCAAGAAGCAGGCTGGTAGAGTTACAGCTGATAGGATATGAGGCGGGCAATGCCAAGAAGAAACCTGTATATATCTTTGAGGGGATAGAAAAAAAGTCTCTGCCAAAGTCTCTGCCAAAATCTCGGCAAAGGGAGAAACCGAAGCCGAAGCCTGTAGAAGTAAAGGAGGCTGTATTACCTTTCAAGGAAGAGAAGAAGGTGGAGGTAAAACCTAAGAAGGTGAAGATAGAAGCGCCCCACCCCACCCTTGAAGAAGTAGAGAGACTGTTCATGGAGAGAGGAGAGACGATGGAGGAAGCCGAAATGTTCTACTACTACTATGACGCTCAAGGCTGGGTTACTTCGGCAGGGCAGAAGATAAAGAGGCTGGATAGTATGGTGAACAGGTGGCTGACGAATGATAAACGTAAGATAGAAAAACAATATGAGAAAAGCCGAAAATACGGTAATAGCGAAGAGGCAAGAGAAAAGCGTACTGAAGGTTTCAGGGACTTCATCGCAAGGAAACTTGCAAGTGCCAAAGTGGGTTGATAGCCTGATAGCTAACTATACTCATATACAGATGTCAAGATGCAGGAATGTGGTTGGCTGTGTCGAGTGCCAGTCTCCTTCTCTGGCTGTAATGAGAAGAGATTTTGGTGAGAGTATCGTGGAGAGCTTTATCATGGTGGCTATTTTCGACCTGAGCGAGTTTGTAGGCTGTAGAGAAAAAATAACGGAGTTTCAGGCCGAGCAGACGGCGCAGATGATATTGGGGCAGTATTACTACCTGAAGGTTACTGAGATTATGCTATTCTTCTACTGGATGAAGAGCGGAAGATATGGTGATTTCTATGGCGTGGTGGACGGGCAGAAGATATTAGGTGCGATTATTCGCTTCCTGAGGGATAGACAAGAGATATTGGCGAAGATAGAGAGGGAAAAAGAGAAGAAAAGGCGGGAGACTGACGACGGGGAAGGGCTTACCTTACAGGAATGGATTGACATTAAGACAACGATAGCGATGTATAACCCAGATTACGTAATGACGTATTGATATGGTAAGGTGGAGAATAGAATGGAGAACGAAGGACATGAAGGCTATAAGAAGGATAAGAGAGCGCTTCAATATGCCACAGAAGATGTCCGTCAACATGAGGACTCCTATAGACATAGAGCCAGAGGGTGAAGACTACGAGCTGTTGCTTGACATAGAGAAACGGGGGTGGTTAAGGATAGAGAGAGTTTACATGAAGGATTTATTGTAACATAAAAAAATGAA